ACGCGCTCCCCGCTGGCGCTAATCCCCGTCGTGACCCTCTCGTTGGTCGTGACGAACTTGGTCGCGAGATACGCCAAACGCCGCTCGGCGTCCAATACGCGGCGACTGATGTGGCCCCCGTGGCCACGGGTGGCGCGGGTGGCGCGGGTGGTCGCGGGGCGGTTTACAACCTGCTCGACAACATCATTGGCTTTGACGACGGCGTAATGACTCCGGTTGAGCGTTTCGGCGCGGGGGTGCAGGGCTTTGCCAGCGGCTTGCTGTCTGACCCCCTTGGGACGGGCGCTGACATCGTGCGCGGGGGCTACGAGACCATTGCGGCGGGTATGGCACCCGGCGCAACGCCGATGGATGTGGTCGGCGCTGCGGGTATTCCGATGGGTGTGGGTGGGCTTTTTGCTCGACCTGCGGGCAGCGTTGGGATGGGTGGGCGTGTCGCATCAGCGCCCCGCACCAGACTTGCCGCCAACGCCGACAAATCCACTGGGCTGCTGGCGACTGCGGCTGCCGCTGCCGAAACCCCGACAGGCATCCGCGCCTATCACGGGTCGCCGCATGATTTCCCCTCTGCTGTTCGCGTCTTGGACAAGGAGACCGGACGGACATACGTTCAAGACGCCAGCGACCCAGTCACGATGGGCATGTTTTCAATCTATCCTGACCGCTACTCCATAGTCGAAGAAAACCCTCTGGGCATGTTTGACTTCAGCAAAATGGGGACCGGAGAGGGCGCGCAGGCATACGGCTGGGGCGGGTATCTCGCCGAGAATGAAGGCGTGGCGCGGGGGTATCGGGATGCGCTGTCTGACAGGGACGCCCCTTTGGGGACTTTTGTCAAACCTTCTGGCGACACGGTAGATGTGCTTGATGCCCCAGACGGTTTTTACAGCCTGCTTGGCGAACAGCCAGACAATACCAGTTACGACCAACTGCTGAAGGCTGCACAGGACAAACTTGAGTGGGCGCAGACGCGAAAAGGTGGCCTGCGGGATGAACTGACACGAAAAGCGCAGAAGGTTCTTGATTTCGTGAAAGAGAATGATGGCGTGCGGTTTGAGCGGAACCCAGCCCGTGGTCGCATGTACGAAGTCAACATCAACGCCAACCCAGAAGACTTCCTTGATTGGGATAAGCCGCTGCGGGACCAGCCAAGCATCGCGCGCGTTATGGGGTATGCGGACCCCGATGAAATAGCGGCGGAAAAGCGGGCGGCATACGCAGAATTTTCAGCACCTACGGGCGACACATTTGAAGACCTTTTTGCCCCCCTTAATCCAGCAGAGCAAGCTGCGGCTGAACGTCTGTCAAATATGCCCGCGTCTTGGGGCAATATGACGGGCAAGGATGCGTATTATGCGCTGCAATCGCAGGGCTTCAGGGAGGGCGCGGTGGGCGCTAACTTGCCGCAGCCCAACCCCATGAAAAAAGCGGACAAATGGGCGTCTGAGTGGCTCAAAGAGAGAGGCATCCCCGGCATCAAATACTTCGACGCCATGTCACGCAACGCTGGCGAGGGGTCTCGCAACTTCGTCGTCTTTGACGAAAACCTCATCAACATCGTGCGGAAATACGGCATCGCAGGCGCGGCTGCCGTCTTGGGCGTCTCTGTGGCGGATGTAGAGGCGGCCATGGCGCAGGGGCAGCCAGCACCAAGAAAACCCGGCCTTTTGGTACAATAGGAGCCATCTCATGGACCCGACTATCAATGACTTGACCGATGAGGTGCAGGCGCTCATAAACCCCGATTATATGTCGGACGATGAGTTGCAGGGCATTGTCGGCAAGGAGATCGACGACGCCGAGGACTTCATTGACAACATTGTTTCGCCAGTGCGCGCGAAGGCGACGGAGTATTATCGCGGCGAGCCTTACGGCGATGAGGAAGAGGGTCGCAGCCAAGTTGTCAGCATGGATGTGCGCGACACGGTGCAGGCGATCATGCCCTCGCTGATGCGGGTGTTCACGTCGGGCGACAAGGTGGTTGAGTTCGTGCCGCGCGGCCCCGAAGACGTGGCGATGGCCAAGCAGGCCACGGAATATGTGAATTATGTGTTCCAGAAGGACAATCCCGGTTTCCTGACGCTGCACAGCGCCTTCAAGGACGCGCTGGTGCGCAAGGTGGGGGTGATTAAGTTCTATTGGGACACGTCCTACCGCGTCGAGGTCTCGGACATGACGGGGCTGGACGATGCGGCCTTGGCGTCATTGACCGCCGACCCCGATGTCAGCGTTGACGTGCAGGCGTCGTATCAAGCGCCTCAGCCCCCCATTGACCCCCAGCAGGCGGCGATGATGGCTCAGATGGGGTTGGAGCCGCCGCCACCACCGATGATGCACGACGTGCGGGCTACGCGGCGCATCCCTGACGGGCGGGTGAAGGTTGAGGCGCTGCCGCCGGAGGAGTTTCTGATCGACCGCAGGGCCACGTCGCTGGAAGACGCCGAGTTCGTTGCGCACCGCCGCGTGATGACGGTCAGTGACCTTGTGGCGATGGGCTATGACTACGACGAGGTTGTCGATCTGGCGTCCAGCACCGACGAGATGGACACCAACGTTGAGCGCTATACGCGCAACCCTGCTCTGACCTCGCGCAACACCGACCGCAGTGACCCTGCGGCGCGCAAGGTGACTTACACCGAGTGCTACATCAAGGTTGACCGTGACGGCGACGGGATCGCTGAGTTGCGGCGCGTCTGCGTGGCGGGCGTGGGTAATACGCTGCTGGACGATCAGCCGACCGACATGATTCCTTTTGCGGCGTTCTGCCCTGACCCAGAACCGCATGACTTCTTCGGCATGAGCATCGCCGACATCGTGATGGACATCCAGCGCATCAAGTCTGTCCTCATGCGCAACACGCTAGACAGCTTGGCCATGTCAATTCACCCTCGCGTTGCTGTGACCGAGGGCCAGGTGAACATCGAAGATGTGATGAACACCGAGACGGGCGCGATCATCAGGCAGCGTTCGCCGGGTCAGGTGCAGCCGCTGACGATGCCGTTTGTGGGCAAAGAGGCGTTCCCTGTGCTGACGTATATGGACGACGTGCGCCAGAACCGCACGGGGATCAGCAAGGCTGCCGCTGGGCTTGACGCCGATGCGCTGCAATCCTCCACCGCCGGGGCTGTGGCGGCGACTGTGAACGCCGCGCAGCAGCACATTGAGATGATCGCCCGCATCTTTGCCGAGACGGGCATGAAAACCCTGTTCAGGGGTATTTTGCGCCTGATTGTGCAGAACCAAGACGCCATGCGAATGGTTCGGCTGACCAACGAGTTCGTGCCGATCGACCCGCGCGGCTGGGATGCGTCGATGGATTGCATCGCCACGGTGGCGCTGGGTAAGGGGTCCGACACCGAGCGCATGATGATGTTGAAGCAGCTTGGCGAGATGCAGAAGGAGGCGATGGCCACGCTGGGGCCGATCAACCCGCTGACCGATCTGTCGAAGCTGTACAACACGCTGGCCGAGATGACTTCCCTGGCGGGCTTCAAGGATACCTCGCGGTTCTGGAACGACCCAGCGAACTTCCAGCCGCCACCCCCGCAGCCCAAAGAGCCTGACGTGAATGAGCAGCTTGTGCAGGCGCAGATTTTGCAGATTGAGGCCGATGTCCAAACCAAGCGCGAAGAGATGCAGCGCAAGCGCGAAGAGAGCGTTCGCGACGAAGAGTTGAAGCGTGATGAGATGGAGATCGACGTCTACATGAAGGCCGCAGAACTTGAGGCCAAGTATGGGGCGCAGTTGTCCGCCGAGCAGATCAAGAAATCCGCAACGATTGCGCGTGAAGTAATGCGCGCGCAGGCCGACATGGTGAAAGGGATCGTAAATGGCGAAGAAAACCAAGGAAGAAATCCTGCGCAGGGCACGGGAGGCCAAGCGCCTTCTTGAGGACGAGAGTTTTCAGGAGGTCTTGGGCGAGATTCAGCAGGAAATCTTTGATGATTTTCGCACCGTAGAACTCGGCAATGTGGGCGAACTCATGGCCGTTCAAGCGCGACAAGTCGGTGTAGACGTTGTGCGGCGTCGTCTACGCATCCTCGTTGAAAGCGGGGTAGTTGCAGAAAAGGCCGCGAAGTGACATAATGGAGTAAGCGAAATGGCAGACAACGCTAACGGCGACCTGCAAACCGCGCAAGAAGCAGTCAAAGCTATGATGGCCCCCCTTGAGGACACGGCGTCGAGCGATGATGCGCCGGGCGAACAGCCCGAAGGCGAATATGAGGGCGCGCAAGTTGAGTCCGAATACGAGCCGACCGACGACAGCGAAGAAGCTGGAGAAGGTGATTACGAAGAGCAACCCGACGAGGATCCTCGCTACACCGTCAAGGTGAACGGCGAGGAGGTTGAGGTCACGCTTGACGAATTGCTTTCAGGCTATTCGAGGCAGTCGGACTACACAAGGAAGTCTCAGGAACTGGCCGAGCAGCGAAAAGCTGTGCAGTCGCTGGAACAAGAGATTTCCGCAGAACGTGAGCAGTATGCTCAACTCTTGCCTGCCATGCGGCAGCAGCTAGAGCAGCAGATGCAAGCGGAACCCGATTGGGACAGTCTTTACGAAAAGAATCCCATCGAAGCGACGAAGCTGGAGCGCCAGTGGCGCAAAGGCAAGGAGCAGCGTGAGGCTCAAATTCGGGCTGTCGAAGCAGAACAACAGCGCCTGGCGCAAGTTCGGCAACGCCAGTTGGATGAGCAGGTTCAGAAGCAAGTTCAGGCTGAACAGGCTCGTTTGCCCGAGATGATCCCCGAGTGGCGCAATGCTGACGTTGCGCAGCGAGAGGCAAAGGAAATCCGTGATTTTCTTCTCTCCAAGGGGTTCAGCGAGCAGGATGTCAATGGCATCTCTCACGCTGGCGTGGTCGCAATGGCGCGCAATGCCATGCTTTTTGAGCGCGGTAAGCAGAAGATTTCGCAAGCCAAAGGCGAGCGGAAAGCATCTGGCCCGAAGCCCATGAAAGCAGGTTCCAAGGGGACACAGCCCCGCAAGCGTTCTGATGTGGAGAAGGCGCAAAACCGTCTCCGTCAATCTGGCCGTGTCGCTGACGCGGCCTCTGTCATCAAGAATCTGCTTTGAGGAGCAACCCAAATGGCTATCGTATCTAATACCTTCACCACCTTCGACGCGAAGGGTATCCGTGAAGAACTGGCGAACACCATCGCCAACATCTCGCCCGAAGAAACCCCGTTCCAGTCGAACGTGGGTTCCGAGTCCGTGTCCAACACGTTCTTTGAGTGGCAGACCGACTCGCTGGCATCGACCGCAACCACTGCCGTCATCAACGGTGACGACGTGGCTTCGTTTGAGTCCACTGCGGCAACCACACGCCTGGGCAACTACACGCACATCCGTCGTCGCACCTACGTCATTGCTGACAACCTTGCCTTTGTGGACAAGGCTGGCCGCGCTGACGAGGTCGCTTACCAAGTCGCCAAACGCGGCAAGGAACTGAAGCGCGACATCGAAGCTGTCCTGTTGGACAACAACGCTCGCGTTGCTGGCAACACCTCGACCGCACCCGAGACGGCGGGTCTTCCTTCGTGGATCGCATCGAACATCAGCGAAGCTGGTGACGCGACTGCGGCCACGGGTGATGGCACCGACGCTCGCACTGACGGCACGGCCCGCGCCTTCACCGAAGCGATGCTCAAGGATGTGATGTCGCAGACGTGGACTGCTGGTGGCAACCCGTCGATCCTCATGGTCGGCGCGTTCAACAAGCAGGCGGTGTCGGCGTTTGCGGGCATTGCGGCACAGCGCTACATGGCCCCCTCGGACAGCCCCACCACGATCATCGGTGCGGCTGACGTGTACATGTCCGACTTCGGCACCCTGACCGTGGTTCCCAACCGCTTCCAGCGCGCCTCGGACGCCTTCGTGCTTGACCCTGAATACGCCTCGGTCTGCTACCTGCGCCCGATCCAGCAGGTGGAACTGGCCAAGACTGGTGACGCAGAGAAGGGCATGATGCTTGCCGAGTTCGGCCTGAAGGTGTCGAATGAAGAAGCGCATGGCGCGGTCTACGACCTCACCTCGTCGTAATTGGTTTGGGGCGGGTTTCGGCTCGCCCCATAACTTTCTTCGGAGAGATCATGGGCAAACGCTTTTTCGACGCTGATCCGGCCACGGGGATTACGCGCTACTGGCACGTCAAGGACAATGGCGAGTACGCCATTGAAACCGAGCAGCGGCTTAATGTTGATGATAGCAACACGCGCCAGCGGAACATGACGGACAAGCGCACCGCGTGGGGTGATGTGAATAAGGTCGCATCCATTCCGCTTTCGGTGTATTATAGCCTCAAGCGAGAGGGTATTGCGGACGATCCGAAAGCCCTAAAGAAATGGTTGAACGACCCCGACAACCGGGTGTTTCGGACGCGCGAAGGAACGGTGTAAATGCCGATCACGACTTACAGCGAATTGCAGTCGGCCATTGCGGATTGGTTGTTGCGGGATGACCTCACCTCGGTCATCCCTTCGTTTATTGATCTCGCTGAGGCAAAATTCAATCGCCGTATTCGCGACTATCGCATGGTGTCGCGCACCACGTTCACCGTGGATTCTGAATACGAGGATGTCCCGGCTGACTGGCTTGAGACGGTGCGCTATCAGTTGAACACGTCTCCGATCACGACGCTGGAGTATGTGACACCCGACCAAGCTGCGGAAGAGCGTGTGTCGTTTTCCAGTTCGGGTCGGCCCAAGTTCTTCACGGTTGTGGGATCGACGTTCCAGCACGTCCCGGCCCCGGACTCGTCTTACACGGGCGAGTTGACGTATTACGCAAAGATACCGGCTCTGAGCGATGCGGCAACTTCCAACTGGCTGTTGGGCGTTGCGCCTGATTTGTATTTGTACGGCGCGCTAATGGAGGCGGCACCATACCTGGATGATGACGCTCGGGTGCAGACTTGGGGCGGTTTGTTTGAGCAGGCGATGAACGCACTGCGAATTGAAAGTGACCGTGCGCGGATTGGGTCTTCTTCGATCCGTATGCGCGCGAAGGCGATGGCGTAGGAGGCCATAAAATGAGCAATCCTTTTGCAAACCTTGGCGGCAACTTGCAGGGTATCCCTTATGACATGATCCCTGTCACGCCGAATGACAGTGCCAACAACGTGGGCACGGACGCCGCAACGGGCGACGACAACGTGGCCATCGGGCTTTACGTTGAGACCGGCGGCGATGTCGTCATCACGACGCGCGACGGCAACGACCGCACAATCGCCGTGCCGGATTACTTTTACCTTATCGTCGGTCTGTCGCGCGTGAAGTCTACCGGCACCACGGCAACCGGCATCTTCGCGCTGGTGGTGTAATACCATGTCGGTCACGTCGCTCCTTACGTCGTCCCGCGCGCGTCTAATGACATCCGCTGCGGGGGGTCTGTCGCGCGATGCTGTCGCGGGACGTTACCCAGGTTTTCTGGCCGACTTCGCGGGCGAGCGATACAGTTCTCAAGGGAACGGCGTAAACACCTTCTCCTCTGCCATCACCCACGCAGCCACGTCCAATGCGACGATGGTGGATAGCGATGGTCTGCTGAAGTGGCGACCGCATAACCTCTTTTTGAAAACCGACCTCAACGACGCTGATTGGGCTGCCGCGAATGTCACAAAGTCTGTTGCTGATGATTACGTCCTTCTGACGGAAGACGACACCGCAGCGGGTTCGGAGCATTCCATTCAAGACGTAATCTCGTTTGTCGATGGGTATACTTACACTTTCGGCGCAGACGTTAAGACCAACGGGCGGGACATTAGATTTTGGGGTTCAAACCCGGCAATTCTTGGCGGCGGCACCTT